GGCATGGGACGTATGGTGGGTGCTGCGGAAAGAGCGTTGGAGCCAGCGGTACGCAGAACATTGGAAGGCGGCGGTAAGGCTTCTGAAATGTTGCAGGCTTTGGCAGCACCGCCCTCACAGATGTTTGTTCGTGCAAGGCCGGAAGCAGCAGCGCGGCACGCGGACCTGCAGGCACAAGGCTTGTCACCAGAGCAAATCCGTGCGCAGAATTTAACTTTGGTTGATAACCGCGGTAATTTGCTGGAAGAAATCAGTGATGCGCCGGCAGTTCTGCAGCAAAAGACAGCTTCTGTGCCGCGTAATTTCTACGAAATGCTTAAGCATCCTGAGTTGGAGAGCATTTACCCGACCTATGACATGCCACAGGTAATGATGGAAACAACAAAGCGCAAGGGTGCGCCGTTGGCCATGGGTAATTTTGATGTTCAGAACAACATGATCAGTGGTCGGATACGTGATTTGCCTGAAGATGATGCGAGGAGCATGGTCCGGGGAACTGTGTTGCACGAAGGCCAGCATGCAATCCAGTCGGCAGAGGGCTTTACAGAAGGTGCAAACCCCGGAGCGTTTATTGCTTACGTGCAAGCACGTCAAGGTAAGTACAACCCTGATCCTACGGTCAATGCTAACGTTATTCGGGAGATGGAAAGAGCGTATCCAAACATTGGAAGCGTTGCGGACAATCTATCGATGCGTTTGCAGGCCGACAAGTACATGAGATATGCGGTGGGAGACCCTGACAGGTACGTTGGTGAGACCTTGTATCGTCATATGCCGGGCGAAGTGCAGGCGGAGTTGGCCCGTGTGCGGAGTAACTTGACGCCGGAAGAGCTTAAAGCAACGCCGCTTGAGGTATCAATGCAGCAGTTGGGTGTTGATCCAAAAAATATTTTAGAAATGAACAAGATGGGTTCACGCCCAGATCGTTACATTGGTGATGTTGAGTACGATCCTACGAGCTACGCGCAAGGCGGCCCTGTGTACCGTGCAGGGGGAAGTCCTAAAGAAGGCGAGCGCAAGTTAGATCGTGAAACAATGGATATGTTGCGCAGGCAAGGTACGTCTCCTGCGTCGTTAACACGAGTGGCTCCTCCTGCTGACATAAGTTCTTCTGCAGCAGGTTTGCCCGGATTGATGTTGTTTGCCGATCCACGCATTGACCAGACTAATGCGTATGGCTACATGTTGGATGGTGGGGATGATACAAAAAACCGTGCCATGGCTCAGGCAATGTTTTTAAACAAAAGCAGATCAGAAGACTACCCCGATACGATTGCGCATGAAACAGAGCATTTGTTGGCACGTCAGAATTTAGGATCTGCGGCTAACATTAACAGTAAGTTTGATGAGTTGATAGGGAATAAGGGCATTTCTCGTCTTAACTTTGTTAGAGACGCCGTTAAAGCGGCCCCTTATTTAAAAGAAAAATACGACCTACAATCTAGCTATCTTGATCCAAAAATGTTTGAGTTCCAGACTAAATTTGGTTTAGGCAAGAACCTTTTGTATGAGCAATTGGCTTCTTTAGCTGCTTTGGAGCAGCGCCACAAGATTGATTTGACTAAAGATCCGGAGTTGCGTAAGACTTTGTTCTCGCGTCCCGATGTTCGTGAGACATATAACGCGCTTACAGGTTTGCGCCAGACGCGCCTAGACCCACGAGACTTGCCACCGCATACACGCGTGCCTGAACCCGGCATGTTGGATGCTATCAAAGGTGTGTTTAAGCGTGCCGAGGGTGGTCCTGTTTATCGTGCAAACGGCAGCCCTGAAGAAGGCGAGCGCCTAACCCCGCAACAAATAGAACGGATCGCGGCCCAAGAAGCAGCGGAGCGAGAAGCGGCAAGCACCGCGGCGTTCATTACTTCCAAGTCTGGCATTGGTCGCAAGGCAGGCAATATTTCCAATGCTTTGAACACAGGAACTGCATATCCAGCCATAGCTGCGGGTGCAATGGATTTGCCTTATGACCTTGCTGGTTTGCCTGTTGATTTAACAACTATGGCAATGCGTCCTTTTGGATACAGCGAGCAAAAGCCTGTGTTTGGCAGTGAGTATTTTAAAGAGATGGCTACGGAAGGTGGCATTCGCAGGCCCACGCCAACGGATCCAACGCTTAAAGGTTTCCATACTTTTGGTCAAGTAGGTGCTGGTCTGTTAGCTCCGGGCAAAATAATTCAAGGTGCGCAGGCATTGAAAGGCGCAGCAGCAGAAGCACTGGCCGGTTTTAGAGCAGGCAGAGCCGAGAAGCCCGGAATGACCGACTTGATGACCGGTCAAAGATTTGAAGTGACACCACTAACGCCTGAACAACAAGCCGAGCAACGAACGGTTGCGGCCCTGTTTGATAATATTACAGGTAATAACCAAGAACAGATTGCAAGAGATGTAGCGGCAGGAAGACTACCGTTGTTTGCTATGCCACATGCTGGCCCACAGCTTACTGTTGCAGAAATACAGGCACAAAACATTGCTAGATTGCCGCAAGATGCGCAGGAGCAGTTACGCTTGTTTGAAGAAGCTGCGGCTCGTCCGCGTCCCGTTGCAATTAGGCGTCAAGGCCCTGCACCAGAGATAGTACAGCCACCGCCAACTACAGCGGTTGCAATTACACAGCCTGCAACTAAATTGCCACCGCCCCCACCTTTTGTTGCACCACCTGTAAGCGCAGAGTTTCCGTTTGTTGGACGCTTAGATGAGTTTGCTGCGGGGATGACGGGTCCTGCACAGAAGGAGCAGTTGATCAATCAAGTCAAGGGCAAGTTCCGTGAGCAGGATGTTGCGCGCCTTGAAGACGCATTAGCAGGATTGGGTCCTAAAGACAAGGTAACACCAGCTATGTTGCAACAAGCGTTGGCCAATACATATCCACCAAGCCGTTATCGTTCGGTGGAAATTACTGCAACAAATCCTATGTACCAAGACGTAGATAACGTTTTTTCTCAAGATAAACAGATAGCAGGATCAATGAACCTGTATTTAAAAGAGAGCCCTGAGTCAGAGGCACTTTTTAATAATTATCTTGGAATTAAAACTGCGGCACAAAAAGCGTTTAGTAGCTACGACCCTAAAGATATTAATCTTGCTCTTGATTCTTTAAAGAACAATCCGTTATCGGCTACAGTGCCTGAAATAAATGTGTTGATAGACAGAGTAGAAGAGGCTTTGCCAACGATAACAAGATTTAGCAATATGCAAAAGGAGTTAGGTCAGATTGAAACTTTGTTTATATATCCGGTAATTTACAAAGAAAATGGATTTGATTTTTTCCCTGAAGCTCTTCGCCGTGCAAGGCTTACTGGAGAAGGTATGGATCCAGTTCTATATAACAGAACAAAATATGACATCTTAAAACAAGAAGAATCAAAGTTGATAGAGGAACTAATGCAAAAAGGTTCTGACAGGTTGGTTGCACTAGGCGGAGATCCTGTTGACGTAAAATCATTTATGCAACGGCACGCAAACGAACCTAACTTATATCACGCGGGTGGAGCAGACGATATAATAAAAGAACACCTAAGAAATAATGTAACACCCATTAATGATGGTATTGCTGCTGCTTTTAAAAGAGTTAAAGAAAACATTGCAGATGTTTATTCAAAAGTAGAAGAAAAGTTACAACCATATACCGGTTACGCAGGCAGACATCGCGCAGTTACTGGGGGCGACAACATGCCCATTGGTTTTTCTCGGTTTACAGAACACACCGTTGACATAGATGGCCGGCAACTAAAGGGCCGTCACGTACATGAACTGCAGTCCGACCTTTCTAAAGACGTAAAAGAGCTAGGCCCTAAAGGCCGCTCGTTAGAAAAAGACCAAAAGGAATTAGATAATTTGTTGACTAAGGAAACAAAACTAGCTCAAGAGCAAACAGCGTTAGCTGCGCAAATTAATGCCATGCCAGATAACGATCCACTGCTAAATAAAACAGCACAGAATCTTTTAACTGTAAACTCAGAAATTATAAAACTAGATCAACGCAAAAACGTACTAGAAACTCGAATATTAGGGCCTAAATCTACCGAGGCTCCATATGAAAGAGACATAACTAAACGTAAATCAAATTATGTTTTAGAAGAACCGTTTGCTAATTTTGAAGCTGCGCCTGCTGTGGAAATGCAACTGTTGATTAAAAATGCAATACAGTCTTCAATACGTGCTGGCCAAGACTTTGTAACATTCCCCGGCAAAGAGTCGAAACAAGCACAGTTGTACGAAAAACTTTTGCCTAACTTGAAGCAAGCCGTCAAAGATTTAGGCGGAGAAAAAGCGGGATTTGAGATTAAACCCATTACACTGCCGAATCCAACCGGAGATTCGCCAACTGTTTATGGTGTGATATGGTCACCAGAAACTGCCGCTAAGGCCATAGAAAAAGGCGTTCCATTCAACAAGGGTGGAATGGTTGAACGCAAAACTGACGATAACCGCAGATACATGTAAGGAATAACATGCCTATTGAAAAGAACAACGACCTGCCTGCTGGCAACATAGATGTTGAAGTTGAGAGCATGGTGGTAGAGGACATGCCTGACATAGAGATCGTGCTTGATCCAGAAACTGGAAGCGTTGATGTAACGCTAGGTGCGGAAGACGATGAAGTGCCCTTTGGTGCAAATCTGGCCGAGGTCCTTGATTCCAGTGTCTTGCAGCAGATCAGTTCTGAGTTGTTGCCTTTGTTTGAGGCGGATCAGGGCTCGCGTAAAGATTGGGAAGAGCAGTATGGCAAGGGCCTCAAACTACTTGGCTTTACCTTTGATGAGCGCACACGTCCTTTCAAGGGTGCTGCAGCTACAACACATCCTTTGTTGACAGAAGCGATTGTGCAGTTCCAAGCGCAGGCGCTTAAGGAATTGATGCCCGCGGACGGGCCCGTGCGCACGCGCGTACTGGGGAAAGAGACACGAGAGAAGTTGATGCAGGCAGACCGCGTGCGTGACTTCATGAACTATCAGATCACATCGGTGATGGAAGAGTACACACCGGACTTTGATCAGTTGTTGTTCTATGTAGGTTATGGTGGCTCGGCGTTTAAGAAGGTGTACTACGACGAGGATCGTGACCGGATGGTGAGCAAGTTGATCTTGCCTGACAACTTGTATATCCCGTACAACGGATCGAGTGTGATGAGTGAGTGCCCGCGGATCACGCATGTGGTGCCGATGTCGGTGAATGACTATCGCAAAGCGGTGCTTCGTGGTCAATACTTGGATACGGCAGAGGAGCGTAGCACGTCAGATGTTGGCGACAATATCATTCAGAAAGAAACAGACCGCATTACGAAGATCACGCCCAATACGGACGATGAGGAAATGGAGTTGCTGGAGTTCCAAATTGACTACGATTTGCAGGGCTTTGAGCACACGGATGAGGACGATGAGCCAACGGGCTTGCGTTTGCCGTACATCATCACGATAGACAGGACTTCGGGATCAACGGTGGGTGTGCGTCGCAACTGGAGTGAAGGCGACGATTTGTTCCGCCGTAAGCAATACTACGTGCACTACATGTTGGTGCAGGGCTTGGGTGCATATGGTTTGGGCTTCTTGCATTTAGTGGGTGGTTTAAGTCAAGCGGCAACTTCTGCACTGCGTCAGTTGTTAGATGCGGGAACGCTTGTGAATCTGCCGGCAGGTTTCAAGGCCAAGGGCGCGCGCATTATGAATGATGATGTGCCGTTGCAGCCGGGTGAGTTTAGAGACATTGATGCGGGCGGTGTGGAACTCAGTCAGACGCTGATGCCATTGCCGTACAAGGAGCCAAGCCAGACATTGTTTGCGCTGCTTGGTTTCTGCGCAGATGCAGGCCGCAGGTTAGCTAGTGTCACGGACATGCAGGTGGGAGACAGCAATCAGAATGCAGCGGTAGGTACAACGATTGCGTTGTTGGAAAAAGGCGGACAGGTGATGTCTGCAATCCACAAGCGTTTGCATTACTCGCAACGGATTGAGTTTAATTTGCTTGCCAAGGGATTTGGCGAGTACCTGCCTGATGAGTATCCGTATGACGTGCCGGGGGAGACGCGGTCAGTCAAGCGTAAAGACTTTGATGACCGCATTGATGTTTTGCCAGTGTCTGACCCCAACATCTTCTCTGTAGCCCAGCGCATTACGATGGCACAGACGCAACTACAACTGGCGCAGAGTAATCCTCAGATGCACAACATGTATGAGGCATATCGCCGCATGTACCAAGCGATTGGAGTGCGGGACATTGATGGTATTTTGAATACACAGAATGTGGACAAGCCTAAAGATCCTGTTAGCGAGAACTCGCAGGCGCTAGATGGCTCACCACTGAAAGCTTTTGCTGGTCAGCAGCATGATGCGCACATCATGAACCACCTTTTGTTTGGTATGTCGCCTTTGATAGGCGGTATGCCGCAGGTAGCGGTGACAATGCAGAAACACATCTTTGATCACATCCGTTTGAAGGCCGAAGAGGCGACGGAAGCAGAGTTGTTTACGCAATATGGCACTGATCCTGACAGCATGGTCTCTGCATTGCAGCGTGAAGCCATGATTGCGATTAAAACTGCAGAGTATTACCAAGAAGCCAAGAAAATACAGACTGATTTGCAGGGTCCGCCACCAGAAGATCCATTGGTCAAGGTCAAAGAGCAAGAGATTCAGGCCAGAGCGGCCAATGATCAGGCCAAAGACAGTAACGAAAAAGCCAAAATCCAGTTGGATGCCCAAAAAATGCAGAGTGATGTGGCCTTGCAGCAGGCAAAACTTGCAATTGATGCTCAAAAACAACAGCGAGGTTAAAAAAACAGCCATGCAGACCAAAAAACCTAAGGTTTCGGTGCCAAAAGCAGAGCCAAAACTTAAAAAAGTACCGGTTAGTAGTGATACACCAAAGAAAACGTATGTTTATCGCAAAGATGCGTTCAAAAAGGTGTTGATTACGTAACAAACATGTGCATAATGCACTTAAGCCCACGGACAGGGGTCTCTACTGTCTGCTTCATTGGATAATCCATGCTCTCCCT